TAATATAATAAGGGCTATGACGAGCGTGAATGCCACTGCTTGAGTCAACAAGCTGTGATACTGTTCCGCTTGGTTTGACACACGTAATCGCTTTGCTCTCTGGGATATTAAGTAGCTTTGCCCATCTTTGATTTGTTTCAACTGCTCTTCTCCTCATCTTTTCTAAGAACTCCGATAAGTGAAAACCCTTTTCACCTCTACCATTAGTCCATTTACAATCCATAATACCTGTCAATGACACACCAAGAAGTCTTTCTTCTTCTGTGTTAGTCTTCCATATCTTTCGTAAGTATGGAAAATTTGTGAATGTGGATTGAATTGTACCCATGATGGTGGCTAGTTCTACTTTACGTTCTATAGACGCAGGGGTATCATCAGCTCTTATTACAACTTCTGTTAAATTACAAAACTGGTATGGGCGCAAAATTATCTCAGAACAAGGGTTAGTGCCAAACTCATGCTCAGAATCACGCCTACCGTACTTTGCTGCTTGCTTTTTAGCAGCTATTCTATTGAATATTCCTCTCTCACCAGATTTACTTTCTACAAGTGAAGTCCATTCGCGTAAGAAGGTTTCACCATCCGGCTTGTCCGTATATGACACGGAGTTATTAGCTAGTGCCATCTGCGGTGCTGTTTCCCACCATGTGCCGCTCTTAGCGTGGCGCATACGCCCATCTGACAGATTTGATAAGCTAATCATAGCGGAGCGTCTAACGCCCCCTGAGACGACAACCTCGCCGACCTTACACATCAAGTTATGGCAGTCATAACTGGACAGCTTACGACCTGCATTATCACGAAACAATTTTATTGTGAATGAGAACAGGTCTACTAAAGGTGCAGGACCTGATGCTCTACCACCAAACACACCTAGCCTTGCTCCTGCAGGACGAACTTTAGATACATCCCAACTAGGAACTTTACCAGAATATAACGTGCTTATCAGCTTTCTCAAAGCCTTAGCCCATCCTTCTTTACTGTCACTCACGACTATTGTCTCATCTGAGTCCACTAACTCTGCAGGAACTTCTGGTAGCTTAGCTACGTATTGCCTCTCTACAGAAAAACCTACACCAGTGCCACATAACAATATATACATAGCTTCATCAAAAGCCTTTGGGTCATCAATAGGCAAGTAAGAACAGTTGTATCCTGCGGTATTGTCTCTCTCAAGAGCAGGTCCGGCTGTCATAAGAGCTCTCATAGATGGCATAACTTGTAATTGATATATAGCGTCCCATATCTCTTCACGTGTGTCAGTGTCAACGTCAGCTTTACTGCACACATAATCTGTGTATCTGCTAACTGTTTCAAACCACGTTTCTCTACGATTCTCTTCGGGTATCCATCTAGCATATCTTGATACTGCTATAAAATGTTGGTAATCTGTTGGTAGTACGTTGCTCATTTTTCCTCCTATCTGCGTTCTACTGTTACGTCTTTAACGGCTATGCCGGAAACTTCGTGTATTAAATCTTCTATGTACTCTTCTAAGAGCACAGGTAATTCTTCCAAGTCGGGTGTAAATTCCGATGAGTCAATTTTAGCTATTATTCTTACGACTACTTTGACTTCTTCTCTTGGCATGTTAGTTCCTCTTTTAGTTTATTTAGATACCAGAGGGCTTTGTCTACATCTTGAATTAACTTACCCTTATCTCTATATCTCCATAAATATTTAATCACATTACCTTTTAAATATCCACAAAATTCTATGTGAGACATGGAAGCTCTCATGGCATCAATACACTCTATCTCACCATTTGTATAATGTGGTGGGTGATTAACAAAATCTTCTAAACGCAAAGGTAGTTCTCTTTGTTCCATAATATTCCTTTCAATGGATTGTAACTTTGTTGTTGTAGTCATTAGTTATGCTTTTTGTTCCACTAGCTATAAGTATGTCTGTATCATGTGTAGCATAGTAAACCATACCACGCAATAGCAGAGTGAAAAAAAGTATTTCGTCGTGAGGCATAATATTTTCATCAAAGTTGTAAGTTAGTTCAACATCATAACTGCCCATACCATCTACGTTTCTTCTTATGACAAGAGCTGAATCACCATTCTCTAATGTAACTATTTTGGTTTTTGACATGCTACTAACTCAATGAAATGCTCAGCATCTACAACCACTAACGGTTTTTGTCTGTTCATTTTTAATATAAGTAAAGGTTCCCCATCTTTATCAATGAGGTCGTGGGAGATTGCTTGTTCGTAGTAGTTATATATTGTTCGCATTCTCTCTGTGTTTTTACACTCGATATTATACGGAAACTTTCTGTATGCTGAGCTAGAGAGTTGTACGTCAACCCCATTTACCCCCATAGGGGTTGAACGCACATCTAATGGAGTTAGCCTCTTGAATACACTAAGAAGTTTTTCCACTACCCATGTTTGAAGTTTTCGTCCCTTGGCTTTTGCTGACCTTGGGCTCATCTTCTTCGATACGGACTTCAACAATACTTTTTGCTGGGACGACCGTTGTCGTGCCCCCACTTTGGATTTGTGGGAACGAGACGTCGTTGTTGAGCTGCGAGAGGAAGTCTTGAGCTTCGTACTCGGAGACCTTGAATATCTTTGTCTCAATTTTGTCATCATCCATCCTCTTTTTTATCAATAGAGTCACGCCACTCATCTGTGATGTGTGTGTACCAGACCCATCTTGGACTTTTTCCTTTGCTTGGGAGCTGTCTTCTGAACTCCAGACCGTCCCAACACTTAGATTTGAAGGCACAATAGCTGCACTCAATGCCCAAGGTGCGGTTTCCTGTAGGCTTTTTATAATAAAGCTCCTCAGTGTCGGTGAAACACCGCTTAAAAGGTCTCTCATTAGATATTGCTTTGTATACATTCCGTATTTCATTCTTGGTATTCTCCTTCTGCTTACCATTTGGTGGGACTTCAGCTACAGCTATCTGTCCCGTTGATTTATTTATTGCAATCCAACCTTTAAAAGGTTTTTTAGATGCAAGTCCATAACCATACCCTTGTGATACATAACCAAAAGAGTCTGAGTTATTTATCTTATCAAAAGCATCATCAGCATTGAACTTGGAATCAAATGCAAACGGAGACACAGTTTTAATGTCATAAATGCCATCAGATAATTCTATATCATATTCGCCGTGTATTTCATTACCATCGACTTTTAGTGAAACTTTTTGGTGTTTATTTTTTATTTCTACACCAGAGGCTTGTAATAAAGCAATAACAACTGCTTCTAATACATCACCTATAATCATACGCATTTTAAAATCGTAGTCAGGCAGGTCGCCCTCTACACCCATAGCTTCCATCTGTAGCTGGCACAGAGGCTTGCCTATGTTACTCATACGTAATCTGAAACCTTCTTCCCTTTTTGAGAATTGTTTTTCTAAAGCTTTCTTACAAAGCTCTCCAAACTCCTCTATAACATGAGGAGGCATTTCTGCCTCCCCACGAACTGCTTTGGAAAGGAAAGAAAACAAAGCAGCTTGATGCCTGTTCATTAGATTACCGCAGACAGGTCATCATCTAAATCGTCAACAGTTACACTGCCGTCTATGACTTTGTCCGATGACTTTAGACACTTGTCATATTCCCCCATGATGTAACTGTTCTCACTCGCTACATAATCTACAAAGTAACTGAGCAACTCTTGGTCTTCCTGTGAGAACTCAACAGGACCCCCATTGACGGAGAAGTTTGCTACATAGTAGACGTTACTACCCTTTTTCTGCTTCTGTAAATCGGCTGATAACTTATAGAAGAGAAAAGGTTTTTTCTGTGCTGACAAGCTGTCTAACACATCCGAAACGGGCATGAAGTTAGCCCCTTTCGCTCTCCAGACGACGGGAAGCCCCCCTACCTCGACGCTCTCACCGTCTGAATTCACTGCATCCTCAAAAAACACTTTGCCCCATAGCATACGAAAACAACTGATTTGCTGTTGCTTATATACTTGGTCTGCTGTGAGTGTGTCCCTTTTAGAGGCAGGCACTGAACCACAGCGCATAGTACCTAGCATATCAGGTATTTCTGTCTGTGGATACAGATTCTTAGCCAATATCGACTTGTTGACTAACTCGTTAATCTTCGGGTCGTATTGAAGATATTGATAACGCTGAAGAAAAACTTGAAAACTAGCTTTCTTGGCATAAATCATTCTGCCAGTATGCGTAGTCATCCAACTTCCCGGTGGTATTGACTTACCATCGTCATCTTCAATGTCTCTATTTATTTTTAAAATTGTGTGACCAAGTGTAGGTGCCGAGGGCGCATCTTGCCCTATGACATCTGCAATTTGGTCAAAACTCACGTTACTATTAATTGTTGGTAAATCGGTCATGTGACCTCCTTTCATTTTAGATTTTGTATTTATAAAACATTTTACTCGTTAAGTCAAACTAATAGTGTCCATTTGTAGCCAATTATTTCCTATTTCTAAATCTACACCAAAAGGCACAGACCATTTTACTCCATAATAGTCTTCAAATGTTTTTGTGACATCTGCCATAGCTTTATATGCTAGCTTAGAAACTAAGTCTTCTTCACCGGGATACACGTCTATTACCACCGAGTCGTGTACAGTATTGATAATAAGAGACTTAATTCCTTTTTTGCTAAACGCACTTTGTAATCGAATGAGAGCGAGCGGCATAATGCAACCACCTGCCAAACCTTGTACGGGATAATTTTTAATAGCGGGTGCGTTACTGGCTGCACCACTCGCAAGGCGTTCAGTGCCCGGAAAAGCAAATTGTTGACCCGTATACAAAGTAACAGAGCCCTCAGTGATAGCCTCAGCTTGTAAGTCCTCATGCCATTTTGCCAACCGTGGGTATTTATCCATGAAATCTCTGTAGTAAGCCATCTCATTAGGCGTCCCATGTGTACCACCATATAACGGTTTAAACGTGTGTGCTTTCGCCATAGTCCTTTCATCTTTAGTTACATCCTTTTCGTCTTTGTCAAATATAATAGAAGCTGTATATTTGTGAACATCACTGCCGTCAAGTATATCTTTCTTCATAACCTCATCACCGGACAGCTGTGCAGCCACTCTGAACTCTAGTTGTGAATAGTCAGCTTGTAATATTTTGCCACCATCAAACCTAGATACAACAACAGCACGCACAGGAA